TTTTCAAGTCCTGTTGTCTTTATAGATGGCAGGACTTTTATCTTAAACTTAATTTGATTCATATCTTTATTGTTTTGAATTACTGTTTAAACTCCGGTAAAACACCGAGGTATAAGTACTTATTATCATTGGTTCTGTACACTGTTATGTAAAATAATACACCATCTTCACTTCTAATTGCATCACACCCTTGAATAAAGTCTTTTGAGCAATATGCAGGACAAGTGATTTCTCCTATATAGTTATATAACCTTTCATCAATATAGTCACCCGGAGATAAAAACTCATCTAAGTCTTTATCCTGCTTAGCCCATTGTTTAAATGTCTTTTTCATTTCAGATCTGTTTTCCAGCCATTCAACCGATAGACCTCACGCCGGGCTTCCTCTTTCGTAAGGAATTCCCCGATCTTGGTCCCGGTGGAACCGGTGGCGTCACGTCGGATACGGTACACCACCCAGTTCCTGCCATGCGGCCGGTATTCGTAATATTCTTCAGGCAGATTGCTGCACATCATTCTCTTTCTTTGGTTCCACATAGAATGTCTCTTCCTGTACAACCTGTACGCCGATCTTCGGGAAGTATTCAGCTACTTCCGGGTTATCCCGGTCAGCCAAAAGCTTATCTTTTGCCAGCTCGTCCGTTGTGCGGATATACTGCGGCAACAATTCCTTGCAGATGTTGGTTACGGCCGCCCAGGTAAAACCTTTCAGGTTCTTAAGTTTCGGTGTACCGGTACGGAAACCGAATACACCATGAGCACTCTCAAGGCTCTTCCGCTTGGAGAATAGTTCTTCCTTGTTTTCTACGGCGTATGCCTGCATGATGTCGAAATTCTTTTCCTTCGTGGCAGACAGTTCTGCCAACTGATCCGCATACTTTTCGCGGATACGGGTCATCTCAATATCCATTTTTGAGGTGAGGTTCTGTACTTTGGCATCGGCGGCTGCGAAGTCTGCAAACGCCTGTTCCGCCTGTTCGCGGGTGATACCGCTGACTACTGTTTTCTTTGTTCTTGCCATAATTTTTTAGTTTAAAAGTTGTTTATTACTATTGTTATCTTTTCGCCGGATAATCCTTAACTTTACGCTAAGTATCTCCAGCTCCTCTATTGTCAGCTTACTGAATTCTTTACCGGATATACGGGGATTTCTGCAGTAAGCATTAACTCTCTCCCAGTCGGTCGTGTCAACACCTATTTTTTGCAATAGATGAAGAACTGCCGAGCGTTTCCGGCGTAATTCCTCACGATAAATCTCGCGGGATTTATAATTACCAATCTGCTGTTGCATCCCGTCACACATGGCAGTATACTCTTTATCCGTCATTTCCTTTAGGGATTCGGTACGTCCGTCAGTAAATTGGCGTACTAACTGGACTTTTAATTCCTCCTTGTCTAATGCGGACATTCGGCCCAGCAGAACATAAAACCTGGCGTAGTTACGTGTTCTCATTTTCTTTATCTTTTATTTCCGTCGGAAAGCACTGTGCAGCGCCTTCCTTCCAGATGGTGAAGTGATTCCCGGGTTTGGTTATGAAACGCCCTTTGCAGACTGCTCTGAAACAGGATATATATATTTTCACATCAGCATCATAAGCTACCTTTTTTGCAGCCCGCCCTTCAGGTTTTATCCCCTCGCAGTGACTCACGAATATCAGAAGTTTGTTATGGTGTTTTTCTTTCATAGCCTTGTAGGTTGCGTATGTAAGCCCGGAATATTGAAAGCTATCAATGATTACCACATCAGGGCTACGACGTTTTAACAGGCGTTCGCTTAATTCAGGCATCGCCTCTCTGTCTAAAATCTTGAAACGGTAGTTAACCTCTTCCATGTGTTCACGATTGATCGCGTTTTGTAAAGAAAGCCCCGTACTTTCTTCAAGACTGTCATAAGCGACCGTACACCAATTACACAAATATTTAGCCAATTTCATTACGAAAGCGCTTTTCCCATTCCCACTTTCTCCCCATATAATCCATGTGCCCGTACGTGCAGGATGCCCGAAAGCTGCTTCCCATTCTCCCTCAAAAGGGAAACAAGGAATATTCATCTGTTGCACCTCTGTCGGGGAGTAGGCGCGTCTAAGCCTTGCCTTTTGGATTTTCTCGGCCATATCAAGCCCCCTTTCTTATCTTTTCAATTTCAGTATATACACGACGGAGACTGCCACCGGTACGGTTTACGATTTTCATCACCTCGCTGCAGTCGGGAGCGTTCAACTTCACTACCATGGCGGCCTGTGCTTTCAAAAAAGTTTCACGTTCTTTGCCGTCATCCGGAGTAACCTTGTTGTAACGGTCGCCATACCGCGAGAACATTTCGGTATATCCTACCTTTTTACATTCGATAGAGCGGTTTATCTTCTCCTTTAAACCGTCTGCCCCCATCATATACCAGGCACAGCAACGCTCTGTTGCATTCCAAAGGGCTTTCAGTTCCAGGAATGCTTCGTACTGAAGGTCTCCGGCTTCATCAAGTATAATCAATGGACGTTCCAGTGTCTTCAGGTAAAAGGCAAGGTCGTCGTAAACATCCTGATAACGTCCATTACTGTTGACTCCGAACTCCTTGGCAATGAAGCGTACTAACCGTTGCTTGGTCTTTACCTGCGAACAGTCCACATATACCGCGTTCTTGTGATTTTTCACATAGATGCGTGCAGTAAATGTCTTGCCGATATTTGCCATGTCACAAAGCAGAGCTGATACACCGCTTTCCTGACACATGGAAAGCTGCTCGGTTATGTAAACGAAAGTCGGGGTCTCGGCTGCGTGCCACTCCATTTCATCCGCAAGGGAAACACCCAGCCTGCGAGCAATACATATCCAGTTGGTATCACTTACCTGCCTGTCGGTTTTCCCTTTTTTCAGGTTATTGTATACACTGGTGGCAATACCCAGCGCTGCTGCATGCTTGCTGTCTGAAGGATAATTATCCCGATTTACCGCAATAGCTTCAAGAATGCGCTGTTTGATTTCATTCGTTATTTCCATTATTATGTCGTTTTAATGTTATTATAATTATTACATACCGGCTACCCCACGTCCTTTATAGTCGCTGAATTGCGCTATTAAAGCATCAGCATCCGCTTCAACTGGTTCTACCTGCACAGGCTTTGCGGTTACCTGGGATATTTTATGTGCTGTCTCAGTCTTCATTACTACTACCGGAGTAATAGCTTCTTTCTTAGTCATTGCATCAAACTGGCTTATCAACTTATTTTGCTCAATCATTATCAGTTTGTCCTCGTCCGTCTGTTCTGCTTCAGCAGTATTAAAGACTCCGACATTACTTAACTTATCAAGCAGAACCCCATTTTGGTAGATGTACACATCACTCATGTTTCCTTCTTCATCCAACATATAGTAAGCATCCACTTTGTTGTTATTGGGAGCCAGTTTGTCGAGAACTTCCGGACTGCTCAGCCAAAAGTCTGCATAATTCACGCGGCAATAGCTGTTACGCCTGATACTTGTTTCTACATGCTCACCGATAAACCGGTATAAAATAGCTTTGTCCACCGGTTGCAATGTCGGGTTCATGTTCTGGCAAAGAACCTCCCAGCGTGTCATGCCAGGGTATTTCTTTTGATTAGGATGTAAAGTGTGATTGAACTCATGAACATCGTTCATGTCTTCTTCTATGAGCTGTTCCCATGTGTAATATTCCCTATCTTCATAAGTATCGTTATATTCATCGCTTATCTTCTTGCTTTCAGCCCGATATTTCTCATTTTTAGCATAGAAGCGACCAATCCCAAGATGATTTTTATGTTCAATGCTGCGTTTCTTTGCACCATTTAAAGATTCTGCATACTTTTCTTGTGAGTTTAACGGAGCACAGAAGCGGACAAATGGAAACAATGTACCGGCTTTTAGAAAGCTCTCTTTCCATTGGCTCATAAGGTGATTCTCAACCTCGACTTGTGCAGGGCAATTCCAACCGTTACGCTCCATGCGGCGGAACATGTCACGAAAACAGTCTACCACTAAATCAATGTTCTTATTGCGATTGTAAGCAAATCCGACTACGCATTGACTTGTTACATCATAGGCGTAATAAGCCTTCGGGCGCTGCTTGGTATCTTTCAGCTTACGCGGTAAATCCCGGTCATCAAATGAAATCTTACTGAAAGAAAATTCCGGGGCATGACGGTGTATATGAGGGCGCTCATTGTGCATAAATGTACTCCAACTCATAAGTTTATGGTTTATCAAAATCTGATTTTTGGGCTGGTTCAGATAAGCATTGACCGTTGAACGGCTTAACTTTATCGGATTGCCTCTTTTATCCAAGAAATCGGTAGTATTGAAAATTTCGCCGGTAGAAGGGTCACATACCTGTAATTTACCGTCTATAAACATATCATACATTTCCCATACGTCCTTATTCCATGGCTTATTCGGCAATGTAGCCAAACTGAGTAACAAATTCTCAACGTGTACATCAACAAGCCTTTTGTTCTGGTTACCGAATTTGCCACTTATCAGGCTGATATAACTTCTTTCTTGAAAATCCTTGACTTTCTTCTTGAAACGGTTTACAGAAAGTGGCAGGTTATGCCCGAACTCCTTTTGAAAGAAACCTATCGCACCGGCCATCTCTTCCCATTTCAAACGGTTTCCCTGCATAACGGCACGTTTCATTTTAATATCACTCATTAATCGGAGCACCGATTGAATGGCAGAAGCATTAAGGGTATATTCCTGTTGCTGTTCCGGCTCCAGAGGTTTACCGGAAGGCAGGCGGAAGCGGGAATAAAAACTACGGGCATCCGCATCCACTTCCCAATGTGAGGCAAACCAGTTTCTTAACATTTCAACATCCATACTACCGTACTTTTGTTCAACTAATTTTTTATACTTATCAGGAAGACTTTCAACGGAAACAAGGGCAGTAACCCCACGACCTATGCCTTTACGGACAACCTTTATTTTCTTTCGATAAACTAATTGCTTATAGCAACTTTCACTCATTATCGGAGCTTTATTCGCATCAATCTTATATTCCCCAAAAACGGATCGATCGTCGCGTGTCAGGTCATCTTTTGATATACATAATATTTTTCCGTAGTATTCCATAATGACATTTTAAATTCGGGGGCCGTAGGCCATTCTCACAATTTCATCCTGAAAGCTCATAAAATCAGAGGGGATTAAGGAACTTTCCACTCTCTTTACTTCCTTTCCGTCTATGAAAGCAATAACCAAAGGGGCATCCGTATGGGCAATGATTTTAACCCGTTTCCCGAATGTCTGCGTCATGGTATGCTCCGCAGTCTGATGGGTTGTATCCCAGTCCATCGCCAAACCGTCATTTATGGTAAAACCACCAAATTCTTTTACCGCTGTATAACGGATTTTGCGGGCCAATTCGCTGTCGCTCTCAAATGTTAAGGCCTTCCATATCATTACATCAGTACAATTAAATATCTGACGTAATTTGCCTTTACCGGCCTTATCCAAATAAATATGCTTTTTCATCGCTATATTGTCTTGTTGTTAATACTCTGTTGTTAAATACCTCCGCTATTCTCCCGAACCGCGGAAGTTTTGCTACATTTGCAGCATGTCTAACTAAAATTCTGATTTATGTATCCTTTAAAAGTCAATATCATATTTGTTCCAGACACTCTTCCTTCTGTTGAGATTCAAGAAAATGCAAAAAGTTTTCACACATACTTTCGTATCCTTCTGGGAATATATAAGATTGATGTTTCTCTGAGCGAAGAATTTTACCATCCTGACGAAGAGGCTGAAATGAACGGCGTTGACTATGTAAAATACAATTTTCACATTGATACATCCGTAAACCACTCTTCTTCTTTAGTAAACTTAACTTTAATCCTTTCACACACCGTTTCATTATTAAATAGAAGGTATGGAAACAGCTTTGAAATAGAGTTCCTTTCATAATCACATTATTTAATTATTTCAATCGTACAATCATTCAACCGGCCTTCTATAACCGCCCTTGTATAAGCCATCGAGTATTCACCTTCAGCCGCCACCACAAATTCAGTCGGTCCGGTTGCGGTTGCCATAATATCCGGATGCCCGTTCAGCTTTTCTACGAGACAGAGCATCTTAAATTGCTCCTCTCTGTCAATAAATACCTTGATTGCTTTCATATCGTCATTCTGTTTTTTATGTTACCTTGTGGGCAATCCCGGAATCGAACCGGGAACCATGGCTTCTATGGTTAAGTTTCGCCTGTTCTACCGACTGAACTAATTGCCCGTCCGTCTTTCCGGGCTGCCAGTTATCCGGCAATCTTTTTGCCTTGTTCGTCAATTATCGAAAGGATACACTTCCGGTCTTCATCCCAAAGCGGAAGCCCCAACTCGATAGTACGTTTCACTACTTCCACTTCTCCGACCAACTTCACTGCCTGGTTGCGGAAATCGGTATCGTCATACGCATGGGCTTTTCCGATTAGGAAATCCGCCAAGTCATTATCACGTTTTCTCATGGAGATTTTAAGGGTGGCATTTTGGGCTTCAAGACTCCCCAGGCGATTGGAAATTTCCCGGAGCGATTGCCGGATTCCCGGCCTTATGGAATTATTCATCTCCTGAAACTCCTTGCAGAACTCGTCCTTATCCATGTTGGTAGCCATGTAAAGCCGCTCAATGATGAAATAATCTTCCGCCTTTACTGTACGTTTGGTTCTTTCTTCAAATTCTTTCTGTGTCATACGTTTTATATTTTAATTCAATTCTATGTTGATTACGTCTATAAGGTTATCCGTTCTCATGCTGTTCACTGCCAACATCGCCTTTGCCACGCTGTTGTCCCTCATCCATTGTCTTGCCTTGTTGATAGCAGCCTGTTTGTTGCTTCCGTCTGGAATCGCTGCACCTAAATCATTGTAGCGTTCATCTGTCAATTCAAACCAGTACCTTTTCATATTTCACTTCTTTAATCATTGAACTGTCGAGCGTTTTTCTTATATTTACCGCCCGTTAATAACTTTAACACGCTGCAAAGTTGAATATAAATTAGGAAATATCCAAATAAATGATAGGATATTTTCCTATTATGATATATTTTTTCCTAATTTGAATAGTTATGGTTTTAGAAAATGTAAAGAAGTTTATTGATTATAAGGGCATTTCAATCGCTGAGTTTGAAAGAAATATAGGCATGTCTAATAATTCTTTTAGAAAGTCACTTAATAACAAAGGTAATATAGGCTCTGATAAATTAGAAAATATCCTAAAGGTGTATCCCGAAATAAATGCTTCATGGCTGCTAACAGGAGAAGGAACAATGCTGAAAGATATTAAGAGTTCCGATTGTAACATTAAGTCAAAATCAGTTAGACATATAAGTATTGACTATGGCACAAACAACGTCTCATGTGTTATGTCTGATAAACCTGAAGCCATACCATTTGCTGAAGCTGCACGCAATGGGTTACACCCTATTCCTTTAGTGACACAACAGGCAGCGGCTGGTTTTGGTAATGGTGATTTCTCTATTGAAG